CAAGACGCTGGCTGCCGCCGTTGCCAGGGCCATGGTGCCCGGGATTAAGTTTGATTGTATGCTGATACTGTCCGGCGCCCAAGGCGTAGGGAAAAGCACGTTCTTCCGATTCCTGGGCAAGGACTGGTACTCAGACAGCCTGGCAACCTTTGAAGGGAAGGACGCTGCGGAGTTGATCCAGGGATACTGGATTATAGAAGCCGGGGAACTGGCCGGTATGAATAAGTCAGAGATGAACACCGTCAAACAGTTCATGAGTAAAACAGAAGATGTCTACAGGGAGCCGTACGGAAGGCGGACGAAGCCATTTCCGCGTTCCTGCATCATCGTAGGAACAACCAATGACAAAGAGTTTTTGAAAGACCAGACAGGCAACAGGCGGTTCTGGCCGATTGACCTTGGAAAAATCCCCAGCAGAAAAAATGTGTTTGAGCAGCTGCCAGGTGAAGTGGACCAGATTTGGGCGGAGGCCTTTATGAGATGGCAGTGCGGCGAGAAGCTGTTTCTGGAGGGAGCCGTGGCGGAGGAAGCGGTACGCCAGCAGGAGGAGCATAAGGAAAGCAATCCTAAGGAAGGGATCATCCGGGAGTTCCTGGGCAGGAAGATACCGGTAGACTGGAGCCGGAAGGACCTGGCAGCCAGGAGAGAGTTCTGGAACTTTGCGGGGCGGGATTATGATGAGAACCTGCTTTTGCCGCGTGACAGGGTGTGCGCAGCAGAGATATGGTGTGAATGCTTTTATGGGGATTTGAAGATGATGAAGAAGTCGGATGCCCATGAAATCAACAGCATACTATCCGGTCTGCCTGGATGGGAACGGAGCTCCGGAGCCATTCCATTCGGCCCATACTATGGAAAACAGAGGGGACATGTCTTAAGCCAGGAGGCAAGATTAGATTGTCGCCCGGCAACATTCCAAAAATTGTAAAAGGCAACAATGGGAACAGGAGGCAACAATCCAATGTTGCTGTAAAAACCCTTGAAAATCAAGGGCTAAACCCTTAAGCAACAGTGGCAACATTCTTATATATAAAAATATAAAATAAAGGGTAATGTATATATAATACCCCTGCGCCCGCATACGCGTATATATATATATAGAATGCTGTAGCCCGTTGTTGCCAAGGGGTAAAAAGGAGGCGTCAAAATGCTTGAAAAAGAGCTTGAAAAGAAATTCACGGAAGCAGTCAAGAAGAGTGGTGGTATCGCATTCAAGTTTGTCTCCCCCGGTAATGCCGGTGTGCCGGACAGGCTGGTGGTACTCCCCGGAGGCCATATTGGATTCGTAGAATTAAAGCAAGAGGGTAAAAAACCAACGCCCTTGCAGCGGAGGCAGCAGAAGCGGCTAAAGGAACTTGGGTGTTTCGTCACAGTTCTGGACCATACCAGGGACGTCCTTAGGGTAATTGAGCTGATAGGCCTGGGAGCCGGGAGCGTGAAATGAAGTTCGTGCCGCATGACTACCAGAGATACTGCATTAACCGTATGATAGCGGACCCCGCCCTGGGGCTGTTCCTGGACATGGGGCTTGGTAAGACCGTTATCACGCTGACGGCCGTCAATGACCTGCGGTACAATCGGTTTGAGGTCGGGAAAACCCTGGTGATAGCGCCCAAGAAAGTGGCGGAGGATACCTGGACCCGAGAGGCCGGGAAGTGGGACCATCTGAAACTGCTTCGGATTATCCCCGTGCTGGGCAGCCGGGAAAAGCGGATAAAGGCCCTTAATACCCCGGGAGATGTGTATGTGCTGAGCCGGGATAATGTGCAGTGGCTTGTGGACCATTACCGCAACGCCTGGCCGTTTGACACGGTAATCATAGATGAGCTGTCCAGTTTCAAGAATCCGCAGGCCAAGCGTTTCAAGAGCCTGTGCTTGGTGAGGATCCACATACGCCGGATTTATGGGCTGACCGGTACACCGGCACCAAACGGCCTTCTGGACCTGTGGTCCCAGATATACTTGCTTGACCAGGGACGGCGGCTGGGGACAAGGATAGGGCAGTACCGGGAAGAATATTTCTCGCCAGCATCCAGAAACCGGGATACCATCTTTTCATACGCGCCGCTTCCAGGGGCAGACCGGATTATCCAGCAGCGGATATCCGACATCTGCATCAGCCTGCAGGCAAAGGATTACCTGCAGCTTCCAGAGCGAATTGACAATGTAATACATGTGCGTCTTAATCCCAGGGAGCAGGCAGCATATGAGAAGTTTGAGCGTGAGATGCTTCTGGAAGTGGACGAGACCACACTGGATGCCGGGTCAGCAGCGGTGCTTTCCGGTAAGCTCCTGCAGTTCTGTAATGGGGCCGTATATGGCAATGACAAAAATGCAGTTGAGGTCCATGGCGAGAAGCTGGAGGCATTCAAGGAGATTGTGGAAGGCAGCCAGGGGAAACCGATACTGGTATTCTACAACTTCCAGCATGACAAGTCCCGTATTATCAAGTGCCTTCCGAAGGGACTTAGGGTAGCGGAGCTTAAGGGGCCGGGCGTAATCAGCCAGTGGAATGAGCGGAAGATAGATGTACTCCTGGCGCATCCGGCAAGTGCCGCTTACGGACTCAATCTCCAGGCGGGTGGAAACATCATAGTATGGTTTGGCCTTAATTGGTCCCTGGAACTGTATCAACAGGCAAATGCCAGGCTGCACAGGCAGGGACAGACGGATAATGTTATCATACACCATTTGATTGTATCCGGATGCATGGATGAGGATGTCATGGCAGCCCTGCAGAATAAGCAGGTTACCCAGGATTCATTGCTTACGGCCCTTAAAGCCAGAATAAGCAGAGTGAAAGGGGAAAAGTGATGGAGGAAGTTAAGAAAACAGGATTGACCTTTATAGATACCAGGCGGCTGGCCAATATAGCCTACAAGGATATCAAAAATGGTTTTGTAGGCTTCGGTTATTACCTGAAAATCATCCGGGATGAAAAGCTGTGGCAGGGACAAGGTTACGACAGCTTTAACGAGTTTTTGGGTGATGAATATGGCAAGGACAAGTCCTGGGCGTCCAGGTGCATCAACCTGTACGATAAGTTCGGCATTCCGATAGAGCCGGGGGAGCTGCCCAGGTTGGAAGAACAGTATGAGGTGTACAACGTCAGTCAGCTGATAGAGATGCTCCCCATGAGTGAGGAGCTCACCCCTGATATGAAGATACCTGTTATCAGGGCAATGAAGCCGAAAAAAGAGAAAAAAGTTGCGACAGTCGCAACACCGGAGCAAGAACCAGAGCCCAACCAAGAACCAGAACCGGAACCGCCAAAGACAGAGCAGACCCAGTTAGAGAAGTCCGGGAAGTGCATCCACCGGCCAGAATTTGACTGCACCCTGGAGGAGGCCCATAAGCTCATCCCGGGAACCGGGGAGGACTGCAGCCGGGTGTGCTGCTGGGAATGCGTCAGGCGCGGTGACTGTGAGTTGGAATGTTATAGTTCGCAGCGGCGCCCGGCTCCACAATTATCAGCCTACGGAACACCCAGGCGGGAATACCCAGCAGACAGTCTGATAGCAACAGAAGGATGCGAGGGCGGACATGACTGCTTCTCCTGCTCTATGGAATGCGAGATACGGCAGGCAGAGCGGCGGTGTGTAGGGGCGTCCTGCGGGAATCCGTTTCCGTGCGAGATACTTATGAATCTGGACGGAATCCGGGAGCAGACCGGGGAGCGGTACTACCGGTATGACCTGGAGGACGGCACCAGCATGGTGGTGAAGGTATACCACGCAAGGATATTCGATGGATATGCGTCAGGAAGCTATGAGGCCAAATATCATGATGGTTACGGCCGGCATGAGTACTATATGCTGCGGGATGGGAAGTTATTCCGGGATTGTGAGACGAACCGGGGATTATTGATTGAGAAACTGAAAGAGATTCAGAAGGTGAAGAAAGGATAGGATGTACTATGTCAGAAAAAATGATTGAAAACAACAAGGTAAGTGTAATTGGTGAGATTGTATCGGAATTTACCTTTAGCCATGAGGCTTTTGGAGAAGGCTTTTATATGGTGGATGTTGCTGTGAGGCGGCTCAGTGGCCAGGAGGATATCCTACCGTTAATGGTGTCCGAACGTCTGCTGGATGTGCGCCGGGATTATTCCGGGGGTACGATGGAGGCCATTGGCCAGTTCCGTTCCTATAACCGCCATGAGGGCATCAGAAACCGCCTGGAGTTGTCCGTTTTTGTCCGGGAAGTCCGTTTCATGGAAGAATTTACAGATTATACAAAAACAAACCGGATATCCCTGGACGGCTATATCTGTAAGCCGCCGGTTTATCGCAGGACTCCCCTGGGACGAGAGATTGCGGACATCCTTCTGGCCGTCAACCGACCATATGGCAAGTCTGATTACATACCATGCATTAGCTGGGCCCGGAATGCCCGGTATGCATCCGGTCTTGAGGTGGGGAGTAGGGTCAGGACATGGGGCCGGGTACAGAGTAGGGAATATGTGAAGCAACTAAGTGAGGCCGAGTGTGAGAAACGGATTGCGTATGAAGTCTCAATCAGCAGACTGGAGGAGGTTAAGGATTATGTTCGTGAAACAGATTGATATGATAGAGGCCTTGCGGCTGGCTGCCGTAGGCCAGGAGATTAATATTATGGCGCCGAATACCTCGGAGCCGAAACGATGGGCGGACTATTCCCCGGATACACTGCAAAACCTGCTGGAGGGCTGCCTGTTCTTCCGGAACGAACCTGCAATGGATAATTTCGAGCTTGAACGTATGATGCGTGGTGCCCCCCCCATTGACAAAAATAAAAGCGGATCCAGGGATTCCGGCGTGGAGGATAGGTCCGCAGTGGACGGTCATCCCAAACGGGCCAAGAGGGTAGACAAAGGCAAGGTGATGGCGCTGCATGAAGCTGGCCGGAGCAATCGGTGGATTGCGGATGATATGGGGCTGCATGAAGGGACAGTGTGCAGAGTTCTAAAGGAGATGAAGGAGGAGAACCGTGAGAAAGATTAAATTATTCCCGGCGCCGCACACGGAGCTGCGCCTGGATGTGTCGGACGAGATGGAGAAGGATTACCAGGAGTGCCGAAGGATGGCACAGTCGTGGGATGATGTTAAGGACTGCAATACCTGCAGCTGGAGAACAGTGGCGATAGAGGACACCGGGTTGTGTGAGTGGCCCGAGGTAATAAGGCAGATGGACAAGGAACTTGTGAAGGAGTCTGGGGATGCCGGTTGTAATCAGAATTAACATTTAGGAGGAGAGAAGCTGTGAAGGTTGTAGATGTAAAAAAAGAACTGTTTGACAATAAAATACTTATCTTGGCATCAGATATAATATCACTCAGCCGTGATAATGCTAGTCTTGATGACAGGTACATAAACCTTATCAGGAGCAAGGCGCTTGCCATACTTACAAAGTGTGATGATTATTTGTTAAGAGATAATCCACAAAACTGATATTTGAAGGAGGTGAAAGGCTGTGGAACTGCCAAAGGAAGAGTACATCCACGTTGAAGAAAATGGTCGTAAAATAACCTACTGCACGATGCGTCAGAAAGTGCTTCACACAATAGGATTTAATTCCTGCCATGTAGGGCGGAGACTTTACACACGCCACGGAAAGAAGTATTACAAACCGTACAGAAATTACTTCTGTGGAAGTGACAAGGACTTAGATAAGCTGGTTGAGGCTGGATACATGGATTACCGTGAAGATGAAGGGAAAGACCGGACATATTGGTTCAACCGTTGCGGATTGGATTGGCTGGGAGAACAGATTAGCGTGATAATCCGTGATGAGGAAAACTGAAAAATTAACATTTACCGTTCTACTAGGAGGTGTAAAGATGGAATGTAAATATTGTGGTTCTGAAATGCGTTTGGATGATAAAGATTCATATATTGGCAAGGGTGGAGAGTGTGTGGTTCGTAAATATCTGTATTGCGATAATTGCGGAGCTTCTGCATATAAAGAATTGGTTTCTGGAAAAGTTGAGATTCTTGAGTTTTATCCACCAGAGTGTACTTAATTAAACTGAAATTTTCCGGGAGAACCGGAGGAAGGAGAACATTATGAATGATTTAACGTTAGTGTTACCGATAGCCATTGGTGGGAGAATATGGGATATTGATTTTCCAGAGCGTCCCGCCCTAGTTATGGGGTATCGAATTGGAAGAATGATGGGAGAAGATGATGCGGATTACGAGGAAAGCTATGAAGATGGAGAGTTATACATCCAATATACAATAGGGGGAGTAGAAGGTTCTTCGCCTGTGTCAAGTATAGGAGAATCCCTCTTTCTGACAAAGGATGAATTGATACAGGCTGTTTCACAAAACTGACATTTTCGATACGAAGGGAGATTAAATTATGTGGAAGATTATATTTACATACCCCGATGGTGTTAAGGTGAAACTGACTAACAGTTCCGTTCGGATGGATAAGCGTATTGCTAACAAGTATTTTGATACCTACGGTTATAACTCTGACGGCGGGGTGTTCCAGCAGTATCCAAAGAAAAAGTACAGGCCCATAGCTATGGCTACTGTGGTGGATATCCTGAATGCTGGTGGAGATTTAGAGAAAGAGATATTAATTGATGCGGATGATTAGGAGGCAGGCATGAGAAAGAAAGGCAGTAAGCAGGCCAAGGTCAGCCGTATCGACCGCAGCAAGGCTCTGGCCGCCCAGGCTGACGAGGCCATCAAGGAGCGCATCCGGACGGCGCCGGCCTACATGTACACCAGCCTGTGCCCGGTTCCGGGACTGCGCCGGCCACCGAAGGGAGTGATACGGTATTATGAGACAGTGCTACATAGACAACGGGCACCGCGGGTGTGATGGCCAGCGCAACAACAAGGGAAGGATACGGTACGGGTGCTGGGCGTGCCCGTGGCTGGATGCGGGAGGAGGTGATGCCGATGGACAAGGAAAAAACAGAAAACGAAAAGAAGAAGGAAGTCCTAATGTCCTATCAGAAGGAGAAGCGGCGGGTCCGGCGCCTGGAAGAACAGCTGGAAGAACTGAGGCGGAATAAAATGTCTCCTTCCGTCACGAATGACGGGATGCCGCACGGGACGGATAAGAAGGACCTGTCTGATTACGCAGCGAAGGTGGACGAGATAGAGCAGGAACTGGTTGCAGCCCGGTACAGTCGGATATGCGCATTCCAGGAGGTACAGAAGCGGATTGAGGCTATGGAGGATGAGAGAGAGAAGGATCTGCTTACATATCGGTATCTGGAAGGACTTAAGTGGGAAGAGGTGGCCGTGCGAATGAAGTATAGCTGGAGGAAAATACACTATCTACATAGTGATGCCTTGGAACATTTTGAAATTTGTGCATAGAAGTGCACAGTCAGTCTGTGTTATATTGTAAGAAAGAAATTGGGTCTACCGGAGACGGCAGGCCCTTTTTGTTACCCATTTCCCGGCGTCTGAAACTCAGGGCGCCCGGGTCCTCCTCCAAAACAACACGAAATGAGGTGAGATGCATGGCCAGAGCGCCAGACTCAAGAATAGAACAAGCCGAGGCCATGTACCGAAAGGGCATCAAATTAGTTGAGATTGCAAGTCAACTAAACCTTCCGGAAGGTACGGTCCGCCGTTGGAAATGTACCCATAAGTGGGATAGCGAACGTTCGCAAAAAAAGAAGGGTGGCCAGCCAGGAAACAAGAATGCTGTCGGGAATGAAGGCGGTGCACCAGAGCTGAATAAGAACGCAGAAAAATTCGGTTTCTTCTCGAAGTATCTTCCGGAAGAGACCGTTTCCATTATCCAGGAGATGCCCACGGACCCGCTTGACATCCTATGGGACCAGGTGCAGATAGCCTATGCTGCAATCATCCGGGCACAATCCATCATGTATGTGAGGGACAGGGATGACAAGACCATTGAGCAGGTTGGCATCAAGAAGGGTAAGATATCCGGCGAGGAATGGGAGGTGCAGCAGGCCTGGGATAAACATGGCAATTTCCTACAGGCGCAGGCCAGAGCCCAGAAAACGCTGGAGGGTCTTATCAAACAGTATGATGAGCTGCTACATAAGAACTGGGACCTCGCCAGCGAAGAACAGAAAGCGCGGATTGCGCAGCTCCGGGCCCAGACAGATAAGCTTACTGGGAACAACCAGGAGCTGGAGGACATGGAGGAGATAGAGGGGGATATCTATGGCAGCAGTAAATAGGTTTGTCAGGAAAAAGACCATCCCATTCAACTTTTCCGAGAAGCACAAGGATTATATACGCAGGTGCGAAGCCTGTATGTATAACGTGGCGGAAGGCGCGGTCCGCGCCGGCAAGACAGTGGATAACGTGTTTGCCTTCGCCCATGAACTAAAAACCACACCGGACCGGATTCACCTGGCTACTGGTTCTACGATGGCTAATGCGAAGCTTAACATCGGTGATGCCAATGGCTTTGGCCTTGAATGGATATTCCGGGGGCAATGCCACTGGGGGAAGTACAAGGACAATGAAGCGTTATTCGTCAAAGGCCCTGCGACTCACGGCAGGCAGAAGATTGTCATATTTGCAGGCGGAGCAAAGGAAGACAGCTTTAAGAAAATCCGCGGCAATTCCTACGGCATGTGGATTGCAACTGAGATTAATCTGCATCATGACAATACCATCAAGGAGGCATTCAACCGTCAGCTGGCAGCCCAGCGCCTGAAGGTGTTCTGGGACCTGAATCCGGATAACCCAAGAGCACCCATCTATGCGGAGTATATAGACAAGTATCAAAGGCAGGCAGATGCAGGGGACTTCCCGGGCGGATACAACTATATGCACTGCACCATCTACGACAACATCAACATTACCACAGAGCGTCTGCGGGAGGTCGAAAGCCGGTATGATAAGAACAGTATCTGGTACCTCCGGGACATCAAGGGAATGCGCGTGGTGGCCAACGGCCTTATCTATCGCCGGTTTGCTGATGATACAAGTACCAAGCAGTACACGTTCCGCCTGACAGATAAGCCTAAAGACATCATGGAAATTATTCTGGGGATTGATTTTGGCGGCAGTGGTTCCGGCCATGCCTTCACGGCCACAGCCATTACCAGGGGATACCATAACGTGGTTGTCCTGGCATCAGAATGGATTGGCTGCAAGGACGAGAAGGGGAACCAGATAGAGATTGACCCAGAAATGCTGGGGACCATGTTCTGTAACTTCTGCCAGAAGATAGTCAGCATGCACGGGTACATAACAACAGTGTATGCAGACAGCGCAGAGCAGACGCTGATAGCTGGCATCCGGAGCAGCCTGCGTAAACATGGACTTGGATGGGTGCGTGTAGAAAATGCACTGAAAACTGAAATTAATGACAGGATTAACGCCACCGCCATACTGATGGCACAGGGGCGTTTTTATTATGTCCAGGGAGAGTGTCAGAGCCTTGTGGATGCCCTGAGTACAGCCGTGTGGGACCCAAAGGAATTGACGAAGAATGTCCGGTTAGATGATGGTACAAGCGATATTGACAGCCTGGACAGCTTTGAGTATACGTTTGAACGGCAGATTAGCAGGCTTGTAAAGTATGGATAGGAGGTGAGGGGACGATGAGAATCACAAAGATGCTGGACTTAATCACGAATGTCCTGAATAAGGATGCGGACACGCAGGTGGATGTGTGCCTGACATCCCAGATGGTGAACCAGATAGAGTTGTGGACCCGGATGTACGAGAACCGGTCCCCCTGGGTGAATAACAAGGACGTGCTCAGTGCGAACTTAGCGCCGGCCATTGCCTCAGAGATTGCGCGCCTGGTAACGTTGGAGCTTAAATCTGAGGTGACAGGTGGAACGGCGGCGGATTACCTGAATGAGCAATATCAGCGTAAGGTGATCAAGGATTTGCGCCGGTATGTTGAATACGGATGTGCTAAAGGCGGCCTGGTGATGAAGCCGTACATTACCCAGCAGGGTATTGAAGTACAGTTTGTACAGGCTGATTGCTTCTTCCCGTTATCTTTCGATAGTTCCGGTCGGATTACGCAGTGTGTATTCACAGAGCAGTTCCGGAAGGGTCAGAAGATATACACCAGGCTGGAGGTGCACACGCTGCAGGGAAAACAGGTACATATTACCAACCGTGCATTTGTGGCCACAAATGATTACAGCCTTGGCAGCGAAGTGGTGGTCAGTTCCATAGACAGGTGGTCGGAGCTGGTTCCGGAGCTGCTACTTGAGGGGGCAGACCGGTTGCTGTTTGGGTACTTTAAGGTACCGTTGGCCAATGCGGACGATTCAGACAGCCCACTGGGCGTATCTGTGTTTTCCAGGGCCGTGGACCTGATCCGGGAGGCAGACAGGCGCTATTCCAACATCTGCTGGGAGTATGAGGGGACACAGCTGGCTGTCCATATTGCCACCTCCCTGCTAAAGTACAACCAGGACCGGGACAAGTTTGAGTATCCGGGAGGTAAGGAACGGTTATACCGAAACGTGGAATACAATACGGGTGCCGCGGATAAGCCTTTCATTGACACCTTCAGCCCAGAAATAAGGGACACGGCCTTGTTTAACGGATTTAATAACCAGCTAAAGCTGGTGGAGTTCAACTGTAACCTGGCCTATGGCACCCTGTCAGACCCACAGAGCGTGGATAAGACAGCCACTGAGATTAAGACCAGCAAGCAGCGCTCTTATGTGATGGTCTCTGACACCCAGATGGCCCTGCAGGATGCCTTGGAAGACCTGGTGTATGCTATGAGTTTCTGGTCGGCGTTATATGGATTGGTTCCGGCCGGCAATGATTACGAAGTGTCATCTGACTGGGATGACAGTGTGATGGTTGACGCAGAGACTGAGCGGGAGCAGGACCGCAAGGATGTAGCTATGGGAGTTATGAGATTAGAGAAATATCGGGCTAAGTATTATGGAGAAACCCTGGAAGAGGCAGCCAAGAACCTGCCAGAGCCGGCACTGACGGAGGAGTGATGTTGTGGCTAAAAAGATACTGATAGTGATGGGCACTGTGTTACTGATTATTTTGTCTATCGCATTGAAATGCAGTCGTATTGTATGGATTGTGGGGTGAAAAAACGTTGACGCCTGAGGAACTTGAGAAGCTGCCTAAGCCGCTTGAGCGAACCATGACGGCCCTGGAACTATCCATCATGGACGAAATCATACAGCGTATCAAGGAGGCGGCACAGATTACTCCGGTCATTGACTGGCTGCTGGTCAGGATGGATGCCATAGGGGCAAGCCGGATCCGGATTAAGCAGCTGATTAGTAAGGCTTTGGAAAAGACTGACCAGCAGGTGGATGATATCTACGAGCAGGCGGTCAAGTCTGACTACATCCGCAACAAGGCAATCTATGAGGCTGCTGGCAAGGACTACCAGCCCTATGAGAACAACCAATGGCTGCAGCAAGTCGTGGATGCTGCCAGGAGGCAGACCAAGGGCAGCCTGCGGCCGCTGGAGAACATCACCCAGACCACGGGCTTCAACATGCCGATGGGCGGCAAGAAGGTATTTACGCCGCTATCTGAATACCTGGAGCGTAGCCTGGACAAGGCCATGATGGGGATTACAACCGGGGCTAAAACGTACAGTCAGGCCATTGGTGGGGTGATTGACGAGATGACGGCCAGCGGCATCCGGACGGTGGATTATGCATCTGGAAAGTCCGACCGGATTGAGGTGGCAGCAAGACGCGCGGTGATGACGGGCGTGGCCCAGATGACAGATAAGGTCAACGAGAAGAACATGGAGGCACTGCAGACAGACTACTGCGAGGTGGATTGGCACATGGGGGCCAGAAACACTGGGACAGGCTATCAGAACCACCAGAGCTGGCAGGGGAAGGTCTATAGCAGTGAGGAGATGCGGACCGTTTGCGGAAAAGGGCAGATGCTTGGCTTTGGAGGAATTAACTGTTACCACATCGCCTTTGCCTTTATACCGGGCATAAGCAAGCGCAAATACACGGATGAGTGGCTGGCAGAGCAGAACCAGAAGGAAAATGAGAAAAAGGTATATAAAGGCCGGGAATATGACACCTATGCGGCGTTGCAGCATCAGCGCCGCCTGGAGCGGACCATCCGTAAACAAAAGCAGGATGTGGAACTTCTGGAAAAGGCTGAAGCAGACAAGGAAGATATCACGGCGGCTAAATGCCGGCTGCGGCTGACCAATAAGACCTATGTGGATTTTTCTAAGGAGATGGGCCTGCGGCAACAACGGGAGCGGTTGAAGGTTGCCAGTAGTGATACTCAGGCAGAACGTGGAATCGCGTCTAAAAAGGGAGCAACCGGAGCCACAGGAAAAGTAGACTTAGAATACATTGGGTCACCTGAATATAAGGCAAAGTTTAACCAGATTACGGATAAACTGGAAGTGAATGAGAGCATATACCAGAGAGCCAAGGCTATGTTGACGCACCGTAATGGAACGGATAAAGAAGATATGTACCTTCTGGATAAAGAGAGTGGAAAGGTTGCTGGTTCTCAGACTGGAGGAAAAACAGATTATGAAGTTGTTTACAATGCAAGCTTGTCAAACGCAGTCAAGGCTTACAAACCAGATTCCTTAATTAGTATACACAACCATTCAACCAATCTTCCACCGACCGGAAGTGATTTTACTTCCAATGGCCTTCATAGATATTCACTTGGAGTTGTTGCTTGCCATGATGGGACGGTATATACATATAAAGCTGGGAAGCGTATATTCACGGCTGGATTATTTGACGGAAGGATTGAAAAATATAAGAATTGGCCGTATAATATGAACGAGATGGATGCTCATAAAAGGGTCCTGGATGAATTCGTGGAGGAATATGGAATAGAGTGGAAGGTGATTCGGTGAAGAAGGAAAAGAACTTCAGTTACTATGACGGTCCGGTGAAAGACAGCGGACGAACAGCGGAAGAAATTGAAAAGGCAATTGAAAAAGAAAAAGAAAGATGCGACAAGATGACATCATGGGATGAAGCATACGAGCACTAAATACCACCAGTCGATAATGACCGGTGGTATTTTATTTGTTGCGATATCGCAACGGAAACACGCGGGATTATCCCGGGTGTTATTTTTATACTCAAAACCGGTCAGATGATAAGACCTAAAACAGTCAGCCGTTGGTGGATGGTTACACACCTACAAATAACCTAAGGACGGGCAGGAAAGGAAAAGAAGATGAAGACAGAGGATTTACAGGCAAAGGGGTTAACCCAGGAACAGATTGATTATGTCATGGCTGAATATGGCAAAGACATCAATGGGATTAAGCAGGAGAGGGACACATACAAAACCCAGCTTTCCACAGCGCAGGCTACCCTTAAGAGCTTTGAAGGCGTCAACATATCGGAGCTCCAGGGGAAGATACAGACCCTAACCACAGACCTGGCCAATAAAGACGCTGAGTATCAGAAGCAGCTGGCGGAGCGGGATTTTAACGATCTGCTGAAGACTACCGCAGAAGGGTTTAAGCCCAGGGACATCAAGGCAGTTATGCCCTTCTTGGATGTGGAGAAGCTGAAGGGGAGCAAGAACCAGGAATCAGATATCAAGGCTGCATTGGAAGCTGTTAAGAAGGATAAGGGCTATCTGTTTCAGGATGTCGGTATTCCCCGGGTGGTTGCGCCTACTCCTGGGCCTGGTGGTGAGAAAACAGACGACACAAGGACACAAGCAAACAATGCCTTAAGAAGTATTTTGGGCAGAGAATAAGGAGGATTTAGATTATGAAAGTAAATATTACAAGCAGGGCCGATGCGGAGGCCATTATCCGTGAGCAGGTTATTTCAACCATTTTCCAGGACGCGCCGAAGCAGTCCACTTTCATGTCCCTGGCACGGAAGCTGCCGAACATGACAAGCAACCAGACACGAATGAGGGTACTTGACTTCCTTCCGACCGCATATTGGGTGGACGGTGATACCGGCATGAAACAGACCACCAGGCAGGCCTGGGATAATGTATTCATTGAAGCCGCAGAGCTGGCAGTCATTGTGCCGATTCCGGAGGCAGTGCTGGATGATGCGGAGTTTGATATTTTCGGTGAGATTACACCGAGGGTCAATGAGGCAATTGGGCAGCGCGTGGACAGTGCGATTATTTTCGGCGTGAACCGTCCGCGTAACTGGCAGAATGACATCATCACGCTGGCCAGGCAGGCGGGTAACAACGTGGCAGTGAGTTCCAGTCCGGATTATTATAATCTGCTTCTGGGCGAGGGCGGAGTCATCTCCAAGGTGGAGGAAGATGGTTTTATGGCAACTGGAGCGTTGGCAGCCATGAGTATGAGAGCGAAGTTGAGAGGAATCCGGGCAACGGACGGCAGCCTTATTTTCAAGTCTGACATGCAGGGTTCCACAAATTACGCATTGGACGGCGCGCCGATGTATTTCCCACAGAATGGGGCCTACGATAACACCATTGCACAGCTGATTGTTGGTGATTTCAAGCAGGCGGTGTATTCCATCCGTCAGGATGTGACAGTAAAGATTCTGGACCAGGGTGTCATTCAGGACCCGACAACGAAAGAAATCGTCTACAACCTGGCGCAGCAGGATATGGTTGCCCTGCGTATTGTATTCCGGATGGGGTGGGCGCTTCCGAATCCGGCAACCAGGATGGATGAGGACCGTGTTGGCTGTCCATTTGCATACCTGGAGCCGACAAGCCCGACAACTACGCAGAAGGTAACATTCACAGTTAAGGACAATGCGGAAGTACCGGTGGCCATTGATGGAGCAATTGTGGACGTGAACGGTTCTAGGGTTAAGACAGACGCGTCCGGCGTGGCAGAGTTTAACCTCCGCGCGGGAACATATCCAGCAAAGATTAAAAAATCAGGCTACAGCCAGGTTACCGAGACAGTGACTGTAGCAGGTGAGGCAGTAACAAAGGACGTAACCCTCATCAAGCAGTAAGGAGGCAGGCATGATGCAGGCTTACACTGACGAAATGTACTATATCAACGATTACCTGAATGGAAGGAAGCCGGTTATCACATCTGGCTTCCTTTTTTACGCCCAGTCTGCCAGCCAGGTCATTGACCGGTATACGTTCAGCCGTCTGAAAAATGCAGCAGAGATTCCCGAAGCAGTACAGATGTGCTGCTGTGAACTGTCCGAGGCGGAATACCGCCGGGAGAAGCAGCAGAAGGAATCCGGGGGGAAGACATCGGAGAAGATTGGCACTTATTCGGTCAGCTTCGGAAGTGCACAGGAATTTGCCGCGGCAATAAGCAGGGAACAGCGCGGCATTGTCATGAAGTGGCTGGCAGATACCGGCCTGTGTTACCAGGGGGTGTGATATGTATACCAATGCGGATGTGACGCTGTACTTGTACAGCAAGGAAGGAAAGGCCGAGAGATACACCAGGATGCCTATAGAGCGTGTGTACTGGGAGGATGTGCGACAGTCCACCTATCTTAAGACCGGCCAGAGGGACGGCACATCCGTCCTCCTGGTCATACCCCTGGTAAGCCTGGACGGTCCCATAAAACTGACACAGGGCAAGGACCTGGCCGTCAATGGCATCATTGAGGATGAGATTGATTGCAGCAGCCAGGAGACCATGTCAAAGTCCTTGGCTGCCCTTAAGGCCGCCCACGGCTTTGTAACCATAGCCACAGTGGATGAACGGCTATATGGCAGCGAGTCAGCACAGCACTATGAGTTGGCTTGTAAGTAGGAGGTGGGACTGTGGATGTAAAACTGGATATGTTGTCTACAGAGGAATTGCTAAGGCGTAATGGGCTTGAAGTTGGTGGAAATGTCCAGAAGCTGGTGGATTCGGAGACCATGCGGTATATGAGTGACTACATGCCTCGCAGACAGGCAGGAGAGCTGGAACACATGATGGTTATGGCAACGGTGATTGGCTCCGGCCAGATTGACATACCAGGGCCTTATGCCCATTATCTGCATGAAGGTATCCTGTATGTATCACCGACAACAGGCAGTGCCTGGGCAAAAAAGAATGAGATAAAGGTACCGACAGATAAGGACTTAACTTATACAGGGGGCCCTATGCGCGGTAAGAAGTGGTTCGACCGGATGAAGGCCGACCATAAGGATGACATACTGCGGGCAGCACGGGAACTGATACGTAGAGGAGGAAATACATGACAATCATAGATTTTATGAGGCAGAAACTGACGGAGTACCCGAAGATATCGGAATTCCTGACGGACTGCGACATCCATGTAGACTTCACTGAACCGGACTCCAGTTATGGCCTGTCCAGCAATGGTGACAGCCTGGTCAAGGAGGATATGCTGGGGAACCAGACCCGCCGGCACAACTTCGCCATGTATGCTGTGGCGCCGTCCTTCACGGATTACTGCCGGCTGGTCAATAGTAACTTTTTACTGGAATTGGGATATTGGCTGGAACAGCTGCCTGAAGAAGGTGGGCTTATTGCAAACATCGGAAACCAGGAGCTGGAAGCTAGGTTCCTGAAGGCCACTACATCCAATGCAATGGCCATGCAGCCCATGGGTGAGACAGTTAACGATGGTATCCTGTATCAGATACAGATACAGGTGACCTACAAAATAGAAAGCGAGGAATAACCATGCGTAAAATGAACTTACAGCTGTTTGCGGAATCAATCCCTGCGGCTGGAAAGATTAAAAGGAAATGGATGGCACATTATATCGATGCAGCCCTCCCATCCGCCAGTAAGGCTGATTATAGCCGCTTGGGAAAGGACCTGGAGGAGTACATCGTGGAGATGAACGCCAACGTGGAGACAAAGAACAACATATGGGGGGAGACGTCCGTAAATCTGGACAGCTATCAGCCTCAGGCATCCGCTGACCCGTACTATGCTGAGATTGGGGAGCCATTGTTTGAGCGCCTGCAGGGGATTGTGGACGAACGGCAGACGCTGGATGACCTGAAGACCAGTGTGGTGGAGGTACATCTCTGGGAACCAGTTGAATCAGCGGAAGGTACCTATGTGGCGTATAAGGAAGATGCAATCATTGAAGTGTCCAGCTATGGCGGAGATACCACTGGGTATCAGATTCCATTTAATGTGCACCACACTGGAAACAGGGTTAAGGGTAAGTTTGTACTTGCTGCAAAGACGTTTACAGCAGATGCATGAAGAACAATGCCGGCGGCAGATTCTGTGCCGCTGGCGGAAATCAAGGAAGAGGAGGTAAAACCTGATGGCAAAGAAGATGAAGAGCCTGTTATTTGATGACGGCTATGAGAGTTTTTCGGTAAATGACGACCCATCCAGGATAATTCGGTTCAACCCGGCAGACCCGGAAATCATCAACCGTGTGTTGGATGTGCAGAAACATTTTAGAAATTACAGTTCCCCGGAGGGGATTGAACTGAATCCGGACGGGACCCCTAAAAGCGATATGGAAAGGGACGGCGCATACGTGGCTGAGTTTTCCGAGGAAATGCGTAAGGCGTTCAACGGTATCTTCCTGTCTGATGTGTATGACACGATTTTCGCAGGGCAATCCCCTTTATGCATTGTTGGCCAGAAATACCTGTATGAAGGTGTACTGGATGGCCTGCTTGTGCTGATGAAGCCTGCTGTCGAGGAGTATACCAGGAAGAACCGGGAAAAGTCCAGGAAGTATCTGGAGGATATAGAGAAATGATTGGCCGGTTACCAACCAGCCTTGATGTGGGCGGGGCAGACTATCCCATTGAAACAGATTACCGGAACATACTTGTTTTCCTGGCTGCCTGTTCCGACCCGGAGCTTTCGGCGGCGGAGAAGCTGGAAATCCTCATGAAGCGCCTGTACCGGGATGGATTTTATCAGATACCGCAAGAGCACATGGAGGAAGCCATACTGCAGGCCAAGTGGTTCGTGGACTGCGGACAGGAAGAGGATGACAAAAAAACGGCTAAGAAGGTCATGGACTGGGAGCAGGATGAGCCCATCCTATTCCCTGCCATCAACAAAGTGGCCGGTATGGAGACCAGGGCGGCCCCATACATCCACTGGTGGACTTTTTCTGGATATTTCATGGAGATAGAAGAGGGTGCTTTTTCTACGGTTCTGGGAATTCGTCAGAAGAAGGCCAAGGGTAAGAAGCTGGAGAAGTGGGAACAGGAGTTTTACCGCAACAACAAGAAACTCTGCGACATCCGGAAACGGTATACCGAAGAGGAACAGGCGGAGATTGATTATTGGAATAATCTACTGGGCTAAGGCGCTAAAAAGGGCGTCTTATTTTTATGTCCGGAAATGAGGTGATGGCATGGCAGCTGATGGAAGTCTTAAGTTTGATACAAAGATAAACGTAAAAGGATTTGAAGAAGGAATATCCACCCTTTCAAAGGCGATGGACCGGCTGACAAAGGCAGTGGACCGGCTATCATCCAATATCCTGAGCCGGTTCAATGGAGCAGGACAGGCGGTGGCTGAGACTACCCAAAGTGCCGAGATGACATCAGATGCAGTGGAATCTATTGGTGATGCGGCTGATAAATCAGCGGAACAGATTAAAAGCCTGCAGGAACAGATGGACGCAATCAGCGTCCATGCCATGCAGGATACTGCATCTGATACGGCCCAGTCCGCACCCGTTTCAGCACCGACCAGCGCGGAATCCCTTAATTATGACCCTAAGGCTATGGCTGCGGTATTCGGAAATGCAGCTTCGGAAATCCACAACTGGTCTGATGCGGTCGAACAATATGGTAACCAGGCTGGTATGGCCATGAATGAACTGCAGCAGGATGCGGCAGAAGCAGAACAGGCGGTATCGGAAGCTTCCAGCCAAGGCGCAGAACAGGCCAAGGGATATGTAGGCCTTAAGGAGTCAATCCTGAATGCATTTAAAAACGTACCGCGGGTATTCGGCCAGATACCGGTAGCAGCCAAAAGGGAGCTGTCGAAGATACCCGGGATTGTAAAGAGTGCATTCTCATCCGCTACCAGGACGGTTTTAAATTTTGGGAAGTCATTGGGAAAGGGACTGGCCGATAAAGCCAAACAGGCAGTATCCAGTTTGAAAGGGCTGGGGAAATCCTCAAATAAGGTGAGTCAGAGCATCCTGAAACTTTCCAACATGTTCAAGCTCATGCTCATCCGTATGGCCATGAGGGCGGCCATCCAAGGTGTTAAGGAAGGGATGCAGAACCTGGTGCAGTATTCGGACAGGGCGAACCAGTCCATGTCTGGCCTGATGACCAATATGACCTATCTCAAAAATAGTTTTGCGGCTGCGTTTGCGCCCATCCTGTCCTATGTGGCACCGGTACTTAATACTTTGATTAATCTCCTGGCAACGGCAGTGGGATATATCAACCAGTTTTTTTCTGCGCTGGGTGGCGGGAGTACATTCGTCCGGGCCAAGAAAGCCAACGAGGATTATGCCGCCAGTCTGAAAAAGACGGGAGGCGCTGCGAGTGCAGCCGGTAAAGAGGCAAAGAAAGCCCTGGCTCCATTTGATGACCTTGTGCAGATACAGCAGCAGGGCGCGGATGCGTCCGGAGGTGGGGGAGGCGGTGCCAGCCCTTCAGACATGTTCGAGACCGTCGGCATAGACAAGGGAATCAGTGATTTTGCAAATAAGCTGAAAGAAATGTTTGCAGCCGGGGACTGGGAAGGGATAGGCCAGCTGATAGGCCAGAAGATTAACGAGGCAGTACAAAGCTTCACAGAGTTTATCAGTTGGGACAATATAGGCGCCCAGATAACAGCTTTTGTAACAGCGTTCACGACCCTGTTCAACAGACTGGTGGCCAAGATTGACTGGTATTCTATCGGCGTCATGTTCGGCACTGGCATTAATACCATAGCGCATACGTTGTATCTTCTTCTTACTCAAATTGAGTGGTTCGCACTGGGCAATGCGTTGTCTCAAGGCCTTATGGGAATGGTCAATACGGTAGAGTGGGGACTTGTGGGCGCAACCATTGGCGCATATTTCCAGGCGCAGATATCCGGTCTGTTAGGATTCATCATCGGTACGGACTGGGGGGCCATCGGGACTGCCCTGTCTGACTGTATCGTGGGGATTGCGGATAAAATTGAATGGGAGCAGCTAGGGTATCTGTTTGCGGCTGGGCTTAACGCAGTTTTTGATGCAATGCTACAGTTCGCAAAAGATTTCCCGTGGGTCGAAATGGGTGAGCATATCGCAACCAGTATCAGCACGTTCTTCCAGACATTTCGGTGGGCTGATGCAGGCGAGGCATTGAGCACGTTCGTCATCGGAATCCTGGACTTCCTGATTACCGTAGTGCAGGAAACAGATTGGGCATCATTTGTGCAGGGGATTGTTGACTGCATTGAGGCAGTGGACTGGATTGGTCTTGCGGGAAAGATTTTCACGCTGTTGAGTTCCGCACTGGGGGTTGCTTTTGGGGCCTTGGCTAATTTCATTGGTACCCTGATAGCGGATGGAGTGACGGCTGCGAAGGAATATTTCCAAGGCAAAATCGAAGAATGCGGCGGCAATGTTGTGGACGGAATCTTCAAAGGCATCATAGATGCCATGAAGGCTGTGGGGACCTGGGTACAGAACAATGTCTTCAAGCCATTCATGGATGCATTCAAAAGTGCCTTCGGTATCCACAGCCCATCAACGGTCATGGCCGGAATGGGACAGTATCTGTGGGAAGGGTTCTGCAATGGAATCAAGGAATTTTTCTCCGACCCGGTTGGGTTTATCCGAACAAACATCACAGACCCATTCGTAAATGGGGTTAAGAACCTGCTCGGAATCCATAGTCCGTCAACCGTGCTGGCCGGCGTCGGATCCAACACCGTGGCCGGATTCAATCAGGGCGTGACAAACGAGCAGGCCGCTTCCCAGAGCGTCGTCCAGTCCTGGGCATCCGGTGTGGCCAGCTGGTTCTCTAATAAGTTCGGCATCAGCTCCGGGGATTCCGCGGAGTCCAAGAAGTGGGCCACCAGCATCATGAGGGGCTTCAACAATACTGTTAATAAAAACTATACACAATCCCAGAGCGTCATGGAAACCTGGGCGGAGAATGTCCGGAAGTGGTTTGTAGGCGTGGATGAGGTGCAGGGTGTGAATGAGCTGTCCTGGACAAAATTTGCGGAACTCATTATCCAGGCATTCAAGGCCAAGATTGATGACAGCCATACTGAAACCCGGTCACCCATGGAGACCTGGGCAAAGAATGTGAAGGAATGGTTCTGGGGTGACAGTGACCTGGAAGGGACCGGAGGGATGTATGCAGCCTTCTATGACATGGCCAAACGCATCAACGAAGGTTTTGCAAACGGTATCTCTGATTTTGCATACATGGCAAAGGCTGCCATTAAAAAGTGGGCACGTGAGGCCATGGAAGAGGCCGAGGAAGAGTTTGACATCAACTCACCGTCCAAGGAGTTTTACGGCATTGCAGAGTATGTGGTGCGTGGATTTAACGATGGTATCAGCGCTATGGCAGCATCATCCAGGAATACGGTGCAGAAATGGCTGGATGGAGTCCTGGATGTGGTTGACGGTGTGGAGGTGAAGCTGCCTATCGGTATCAACATCCCGAACGCAGCATCCTATCTGCCCAGAATGGCCAGCGGAACCGTTGTGCCGCCAAGGGCAGGTGAGATGTCCACAAGCATGAGGAACACGGCAGGATACGGCCAGGAAGAAACGCTGGGCTATCTGGTGGCTAAAATGGACGAGATGATAAGCCGTCTGCAGGCGGAAGGGAACCGGCCGATACAGATTGTCTTGAACTTGACTGGGAACCTGGCTGCACTGGCCAGGGTATTGAAACCGGAACTGGACAAGGAGGCCGCGCGTAAAGGCGTAAGCCTGGTAATTGTAGGAGGAAGTTGATATGGATAATGTATTTTTAATGGACGGCAAGGCTTACAACGTGGAAGTGGAGAAGGACTCACTGGAGCGCAGCTTTGCGGTCACGGATACGGAGCAGTCCGGGCGAACTCTGGATTACTCCATGGACCGGGACATCATAGGGACTTTCTACAACTACACAATGAAAATCTACCCAAGGATGGATGACCTGGCATCCTATGATGCGTTTTACAACATCATATCCGACCCAAACTACGCGAGCCATGAAATGACCTTCCCGTATGGGCAGGAGACATTGACCTTCCAGGCTTATGTCAGCCAGGGGAAGGATAAGCTGCGGATAAGAAATGGCAGGAACATCTGGGGCATGGATGGCCTGTCCCTGAATTTTACGGCCATGGAGCCACAGAGGAGGCGATAACCAATGAAATGGGATGTGAGGGTGGAGACCAACGGACAGCAGCCATACTCATCCGTGGACGACCTGATCAGTTTTGAGCAGGACATGCCGCCATACGCCTACTGCCTGCCGCGGTATGCAAAGTTGGATGGGACCTATGCCAATACTCCGGATACAATCCCAAACAGCCAGAACGGCTATATCAGTACGGCGCTGAGCGGCCCGGCCGGTGTGTTCTCGGCCCCTCCGGCAATTACGGTCACGTATGACCGGCTTAAGACCAGCAATGGCATATCCATGGTTTTTAACAGGGTGTCCGGGGACTATGCCCGTCATTTGAGGATTGCCTGGTATAAGGATGCGGAACTGGTCCAGGAGCAGGAGTTTGAACCGGATGGGGTGGAGTACTTCTGCCGGGCCAAGGTGCCGCTGTTTAATCAGCTGGTCATCACGTACCTTGAGACCAACCGTCCATACCGTTATCTGTGGCTGTCCGTGTTGAAGAACCAGAGGATGGCGGATGCAGGTGGACTCAAGATTGTCTACGATGACATTGCCCTGGGGGCCGCAGAAGACAGCATGGCATCGTCCGATGATAAGGATTACTACGTTGACCTGCAGGACTTGAGGGCCGGAGTGGAGTTCCCGGATTATGCCATGTGCCTGCCCAGGTACGCCAGGATGGATGGTAGCTATCCCAATGCGCCGGATAACCTGGATGACATGGGATACGTAAGTGACAGCATATCGGGTGCCGACGGGGTGTTCGCGGTTCTGCCTGCCATCACGTTCTCATTCACGCAGAACCATTCCAGCGTGGGGATAACCCTTAAGTTCAACGATTATTCAGGGGATTACTGCAGCAAGGTCAACATCAGATGGTACCGGGATGATACCCTGCTGGCTGACCGGATTTACCATCCGGATGCTGGCAGCTATTTCTGCTATGGAATCGTGGATTATTACAACAAGGTGGTCATCACCTTCCAGGAGACCAGCAAGCCATACCGAAACGTATTCCTGACCGGGATAACCTGGGGTCTCATCCGTGTGCTCAAGGATGATGAGATTGACGATATCAGCTGCCTGATGGAGCTGAATCCGATATCCGAAGAGGTAAGCATCAATACCATGGACTACACCATCCGCAGCAAGTCAGAATATGCGTTTGAGTTTCAAAAACGACAGAAGCAGACGCTGTATTTTGACGAGGCAATCCTGGGGATTTTTTATCTGAAAGATGGGAAGCAGCTGGGGGCAAAGCGGTATTCCGTGGAGACACAGGATGCTGTGGGAATTCTGGATAATAACCAGTTCATGGGTGGTGTGTACAGCGATGTCCTGGTATCCGACATCCTGGCCAGCATCATGGGCGGGGAGGGTATCACATACTTCCTGGATGATACTTATGTGGATGCGAGGGTAAGTGGGTATCTGCCGATATGTACGAAACGTGTGGCCCTGCAGCAGCTGGCTTTTGCCATTGGTGCCCTGGTGGATACCAGTTACGACCGGCAGCTGTACATATATCCACAACAGACCGAGGTCACCGGTGAGTTCACGGCCAGAGACATCCGGCTGGGCCTGTCGGTGGAACACAGTGACATCATAACCGGCATCCGGTTGTATGCACACAGCTATGACCGGGGAGTGGAATCGGCGCAGCTGTACAAGGGCATCCTGACTGGGACAACCAAGATAGAGTTTTCCGAGCCTTACCACAGCCTGTCCATAACCGGGGGGACGTTGGGCGACCATGGGGACAATTATGCATACATAACCGGAGCAGGTAACGAGGTGGTTCTGACCGGGCTTAAATATAACCATAGTACGATTAGTATCCTGAAGGAAAACCCGAAAGTCACCCAGAATAAGAACATTGCCGAAGTCAAGGATGCCACGCTGGTAACATCCCAAAATGCCCAGGTGGTACTTGACAGGGTTTACCAGTATTACAGCAGCAATGAGAGCATCAGCTTCCGGGCCACCATCAACGACCAGGAACTGGGGAACCGTGTGAACGTGGCAACTGGATTTAAAGGGACTATGACAGGAAATATCACAAAGCTGGATTTTAGATTCAGCCGGCGCAAGATTACGGCGGAGGTG